CCTCTGGATCGCAGTTTGCCCTCCCCAGTTTCACCGGCATCTCCGATGGAGGCACGGCGGTCCGCTGGCAAACCATCTTCGGCACCGCGCCAACGGCGGTGAGCATTGTCTTGCAAGGCGCCATGGCCGACGTCGATTCGGAATACCAGACGATTGACACCTCCGCTGCCACGACCGGCGAAGCCCGCAGCGTCGCCGCCGTGCAAGCGAAATTTCTGCGAATCAAGTTCGTCTCCTCAACGGGCGGAGCCGGCCTGACCGCCAAAATCCTCGTCTAGCACCGCTGCCAATTCAGGCTTCCTGTAGCCGCGGTCTCCGAGACCGCGGGGTTTAGACGACATCTCAGCACCACCAAACCGTCGAAGAACCTCCGTCAAGCGGTCGACCGAATCAAGAATCAACCCGTGCTCCTACCTGAAAACAAACTTTGGCGGGCCGTGCTCGAACAGGCCTACGAGGACGCCGAGATGTGGGCCAATTGCCCGGAGTCCGTACCCTCTCCGGGCGAGCGCACCAAAGCCCGCCGCTATCTCCGCGCCGACAGCTCCCATGAAGCCACGGGCCTCGCCACCGTCTGCGAATATGCCGACGTTCCTGCGGATCGCGTCGTTTTGTGGGCGCGCCGCCGCTATCACTTCGCAGCGTGATCGGATTGCCAGACGTGACGCAACGCAAAAAGAAACGCGATACCGGCGGCGACGCCAACCGCCAAGCCAACGCAAGCGACGCAATCGACCACGAGAGCGTCAGCAACGATCTTCGATCGGACCCTATGCCCTCCGCCCACAAATCCAACGGCCACGCGCCCGAATCCACCACACGCCAGGACATCTCAACATTCGAGCATTGGGCTGCCTCCGACGACGCCGGCGGACAACTCGTTGCAGAGACTGCAGCCTCCGCAGCCGCCTGCGCGAACCGCGATGCGTACGCTGAGATGGCTCCGGCCGAAGCTAAAGGGAAGCGGCTCCCTCCCCCAGGAGCCGCGACCCGGCCGCCCAGCGTGGATCACAAGGCGGATCCCAAGGCCTCCGACAAGAAGAAAGTCGCGCCCGACATTCCTCCCGGAGCCGAACCGCTCCCAGCCGACGGGGCAAGCTTCGTCGAAGCAGTCCACGAAAAAGTAGACCTGATCGAGCTGGAAGTGAGCCTGCTCAAATCCGAAGACGAAAAGATCCGCCAGCGCGAGCTCGCCTACCTCCGCGAACTGATCTATGGCAAGACCGCCGCCTTTTCTTCCGAGGACGATATGCGCCCGATCACCTTCGGCGAGCCGCTGGATGCACTCGATCCGCGCGCTTCCGATTCCAACGAAATCGAATAGCAATCGCGAGCCTCGAGCGATTCTCCCGAAGAGTACGCAAACAGATGTCATGATTCGCGAGAGGCACCGGCGTCCATGCCAGGGAGACTCGCCTGTGTGAGATCGGCACTTGTTCTTAGGAAAGCGTTCAGCACTTGTTTTTAGGGAAGCATTCAGCACTTGTTTTTAGGGGTCGGAGCTTTAGCTCCGACATAAAGAGTCGCGTAATTGGGCGCCCCTGAGGAAACTCTCCCTAATCGCAACCAAAAAAGGACCAGCATGAATACAAACCCAAGTCTCCAGCACGTCGGCATGATCGTAGAAATCGCCGGTGTCGCATCGGCCGTCGCAGGCGTAGTCCTCAGCCTGCATCACTGGCCCGCGGCAGCTGCCTTGATCGGCGGCGGGGTTGCGTACGTGATTGGCAAAACTCTGCGCGGCGAATAACCCATCGGCGTGAAGCAACTATGGCGGCACTGCACACTCGCTCGAGAAGCGTACGCTCGGCCGCGCAGGGACCGCTCGACGTCAGCTATCTCTACACGCCGTTCAAGCGCCAGCGCCAGTTCCATAATTCGCAGGCAAAATATCGCCTGTTTGGCGGCGCGGCAGGCCCCGGCAAAACGAAAGCGCTGCTCTGGGAAGCGATCTATCAGGCGCACCAGGTTCCTGGGTCAGACTCACTGCTGCTGCGGCGCACGTATCCGGAACTCGAATCGTCGCTACTGGCGTATTTCCGGCGCGATGTTCCTCACTCGCTTTACAAGAAATACAACGAATCGAAACACGTCGTCACTTGGAGCAACGGTTCGACCACCCGCTTCGGCTACTGCCGCAACGAAAGCGACGTCTACCAATATCAAGGCGCGGAGTTTCAGTTCATCGGCCTCGATGAGCTGACCCACTTCACGCTGAAGCAGTGGCAATTTCTCACTTCGCGCAATCGCTGTCCCGTGAAGGGAAGCCGCTCCTGCATGGCCGGTGCGACCAACCCCGGCAATATCGGCCACGCCTGGGTGAAAGCGCTGTGGGTGGATCACAAACCGCCCGCCGGATTCGATCGCACCGATCTGTACGACCCGCGCGACTACGATTTCATTCGCGCGCGGCTCGATGACAACCCAATTTACGCCAACGATGCGGCCTACCGCCGCACGCTGGAAACGCTGCCCGAACATTTGCGCCGCGCCTTTCTGGAAGGCGACTGGAACGTTTTCGCCGGTCAGTATTTCGACGTATTCGATGTCGGCCGCCACACCGCTCGGCCGGAAGACGTTCGACTCGAACCCTGGTGGCCGCGATGGATTTCGGTCGACTGGGGTTTCAACCACCCGAGCGCCGTCTATTGGCACTGCGCCGTTCCCGGAGTGCAGTCGAGGGCTTCTCAGTCTGGCCTCGAACCAAGAGCGAACCGTCATCCTGAGCGGAGCGAAGGACATCAACCACAACAGGACCCGAGACCGTTCGGCGCGAGTGCCGTACCCGGCCAATCAAAACCGGCGTCCACATCGCGCATCGTTACCTATCGCGAGTTCGTACAAAACGCGCTCTCGCCGCGCATGCTCGCGCAAGCCATTGCCGAACGTTCCGGCCGCGAGCGCATTACCGAAATCTTTCTGTCGCCCGACGCCTTCGCGCATCGCACGTCGGAAGCCTCCATCGCCGAGCAACTCGGCGAAGTGCTGACGATGAATGGCTTGCCGCGCCCCGCTGCCGCGGACGACGATCGCATCGGCGGCTGGCAGCTCATGTATCAGTTGCTGGAGTCGGACGCCTGGCTCATCACTGACAACTGCGGCAAGCTCATCGACAGCCTGCCGCTGCTGGTCCGCGACGCCGCGCGCGTCGAAGACATCCGCAAAGTGGACGGCGATGACGCGGCCGACGCCGCGCGATATGGATTGGTCTCCGGCGCAAGACTGGCCGGTGTTACGGCGCAACCTGCCCGCTTCGGCGGGTCCACTGCGCCCTGGGCGGGGCAACCCCCGCCCCAAAATAGCGCGATCAGCACGCCGCGCTTCGTAACCGGAATGCCGCTAGGCGAACAGATCGCGCGCCAAGTCAGCGCCACCGATCCAACGTCGCAAGCCATCCATTACCAACGCCTCGAGGCGGAGGCGAAAAAGCAGTTCCGTCCGAAGCCATTGCCGCGACGCTCCAGGTAGCAGATAGCAACCCAATGAAAGATTTTCTCGAACGCTTATTAAACGGCCGCTACGTCGGCTTGCTCGAAGGGGAAGTATCGCGTCTACGAGCCGAAAATCGCGCCCTGACAAACTCGCTGCTCGGCACGGCCGGATTTCCGCCGGTGGACTTTCCGGCTGCGGCCAAACCGCAAGAAATTCCGCGTCCCCGCAAACGTTCCTGGCACCAGATTCAAGCCTGGCGCGAAACCAAAGCGACTCGCGACGGGGATGTCGAGCGGAACATCGCAGCAGCCACTTTCCATTCGTAGGCCAAAAAAAGGCGGCTCGTTGAGAGCCGCCCAACATTCGCGTACTAGACGCGACCGAGAATCGCAACAACAGCTTAACTCATCGGCCAACATTGTCAAGAATAAACTCGCGGACGGAAGCGTGCGGGGAGTGGGAGACTTGAACTCCTAGGGCTGCATGCAGCCCGCCGCGATCCTCGGTCACGTCCAGTACCCCCACTGGGAGCACTCCCCGAAACGCACCCGAGAGACAGCACCTTAGCATGAATACCCAAAGGTATACAACAGATCAGTAAACATAGAGGTGACGAGGTCGATGGATCTGTACTCCACAACTGAAACTTGGACCGGTGTTCCGGGCGCGATTGCGCCGGCGGACGGCAACTACACGCCGCAAGTGCTTACGCCGATCTCGCCGTCGGCCGACGCCGGCTATGCGCCGCAACTGGTAGCGCCGCCATCCCTGGCGGCTCCCTTGCACGACATCAGCGCAAACGAAAATCGCCAGCAGGATGCCGTCGCTACCAACCCCAGCACGACCGATCTCGGCGCGAACAACGAGCGGCTCGAAGACGTAAAGCCAAAGCTGGTCCACGCGCTCCGCGAACTCGTCCGCCAATACCGCGAAGAGGGCGTCGTCGCCCGCCGCAACGAGATCCGGCGCATTCGCCAGGCGCGCCTGTTCTGGCAAGGCTTGCAGTACGCCTGGTGGAATCCCAACGACATGAACTGGCACCTGCCCTACGAGAACCGTTCCAGCGACGACCGCGAACTCGAAGACATGCCACGCTACCAGTTCGTCACCAATTTTTACCAGGGCTTCGGCCTGTCGTTCGTCGCGGTGCTCTCGCAGGATGTCCCCAGCGTGAGGTTCTATCCCCAATCCGCACAATCGCTGCAAGACATCTCCGCGGCCCGCGCGGCCAGCGACGTCGCCACACTGATCGAGCAAAACAATCACGTCGAACAACTCCTCACCACCATCGGCTATTTTCTCTGGACCGACGGAAAGCTCGGTGCCTACGTCCGCTACGTCGCAGACGGCCAGCGCTTCGGCTTCCACGAAGAAACCGTCCTGGAAGCCCTGGAGATCCCGCTAGGCGAAGACACCTACGTCTGCCCCGACTGCGGCAAGGAGACGCCGATGTACGCGGACACGTCTGCGTCCTCGCTGTCTCCCGCACACTCCTCTTCGGGTGTCATCCTGAGCGACAGCGAAGGACCTCAACCCAGCCTGCGTCGAGATCTATCCGACGCTGAGGTTCTTCGGGACGCGAACGACGCGCCCCTCAGAATGACAACGCCTGAATGCGTTTCTTGTGGCGCTCAACTCACGAACGCCGATCTTCGTAAGGCCGAGCGCGTCACCATCCCGCGGATCGCCGGCACCCGCCGCGTTCCCAACGGCCAGGAAGTCATCTCCATCGCCGGCGGCCTCGAACTCAACACCCCGGTCTGGGCCAACGAAATGCACGAATATCCCTACCTGCAATGGCAGGCGGAAGTGCACCGCGCCAAGCTGAAAGCCGCGTACCCACACGCCGCGGACAAAATCGAAACGTCGCCATCACAAGGCGCCGAAGATGTCTACGCCCGTGTATCGCGCCTGAGCGTCGAGCAAGGCCTGCCATCGATTCACCCGGGCGACGCGCTGATGAATCTCATCACCTTCGACCGCACCTGGCTGCGTCCGTGGGCGTTCTATTCCGTCGATGACGCCGCGGTCCGCAACGAATTGCTCGCGATGTTCCCCGACGGCGCGTACATCGCCTTCGCCGGCGATGCCTACTGCGAATCCCGCAGCGAATCCATGGACGACCACTGGCGCGTCCTGCACGCCCTCCCCGGCGACGGCCAGAACCGCCCCAGCGTCGGCGACTCCCTCGTACAAGTGCAGGAGCGTTACAACGTTCTCTCCAACATGCAGGCCGAGACCTACGAGTACGGCATTCCGCCAATCTACGCCGATCCCCAGGTCCTCGACTTCGACGCGCTCTCAAACCAAGTCGCCGAACCCGCCGCGCATTTTCCGGCACGCGCCCGTCCGGGCCAACCGCTAGCCGCTGGCTTCTTCCAGCCAGCACCAGCGACGGTGCCGCCCGATATGCTGCGTCACCAACAGGATTTGATCGGCCCAGTAGCCCAATTTCTGACGGGTCTGCTACCCGCAGTCTTCGGCGGCGGCATGGAAGATCAAAAAACCGCCAGCGGCTACGCCATGGCCCGCGATCAAGCCATGGGCCGCCTAGGCCTAGTCTGGCGCCGCACTAAACAGTTCTACGCCGACGTCATGCTCCTAAGCGTCGACTGCTTCCGCAAAAACCGCCCCGACGACGCCGAAATCCCGCTCCTGGGCCCCGACGGCGTCTTCGACTCCCGCGCCATCCGCATCGCCGACCTGAAAGGCAACATCGCCGTCCACCCAGAAGCCGACGAAACCTTCCCGCGCCTGAAATCTCAACAACGAGGCGTCCTACAACAAATGTTCGCGATCAACGATCCAGTAATCCAGAAGGCATTGGTGGAACCAGCCAATCTAGGCTTCATCAAGAATGTGCTGGGCCTGACCGAACTGGTAATCCCCGGCGAAGACTCGCGCAACAAACAACTGCGCGAGGTTCAACAATTGCTAGCAAGCCCTCCAATCGTGGTGCAAGTTCCCGCCCCAGAACCTGTAGCCGCCCTCGACAGAGGGCGGGGTTTAGATCCCAATGGTGCCGAAACCAAATCGTCAGGCGAGGGCGTGAGCCCGGCGGCCCATAGCAACCCGGCCGGCAGTTCCGCGGAAACCTCGACTGACGCAACACAAACGCTAGTCCTCCCCTCGGTCCCCGTCGATCAACTGCTCGACGACCACGCCACCGAATTTGAGGAGTGCAAACGCTGGGCAAACTCCGACGCAGGCCAAGCCGCCCACATGACCAACCCCGCAGGCTTCGCCAACGTCCGCGCCCACGCCGAAGCCCACCTCCGCGTGCTACAACAAGCCGCCATCGCACAGCAAATAACAACCGCCGCCGCTAAGTCGTCATCGTGAGGGGTACAATATCCCCACTCAATCACGGAGCTCGCGATGACTTTCGATGACGACGATGACCCAAGTTGCGCTACGACATGCGCGATGCTTCTCGTCTCGGGCGACCATATCGATGGAGACGAGTTCACTTATCTTTTCGGTGTAATTCCGACCGAAGTGCAGAAGGCCGGTGACTGCACAGGCTGGCGGCTCAGTTCGGAATCACACCTTAAGTCGACGAATGCGGAACGTCACATCCTGTGGATTCTGGATCAGATCGCGGGGAAGGAGGATGTCGTCTCACACCTGAAGCGCGAGAGAAAGTGTCAAGTCGACATTGGTTGCTGGTGGCAAGGCCGCCCAGATATCGATGAGGTAGGTCCTTTCTTGACTCCGGGAACGCTGCGACGGATCGCTGGATTTGACCTGAACCTGACTATGTATTTCAAGCGCTGAACGTGCAATCGCGCCGCCCTCAAAATGGCATTTTGTACAAGTCTCAAAATCTCTGACGCATGGAACACGCGGTTCCTCCGCCGAGCAAGGTTGAACAACGATTTCCTTATTAAAGATTATGGCGTGTTTCTTTAATAACAATTTCCATATTCAAGCCATCTTGAATTCTCAGGAGCCATGATGCCCCCGTCCGTTGCTCCAGCCAATGGCACAAGCACGATGCACGATCTGTTCGCTTTGAGCGATGAGCAGATCCTCGAGATCGAGCCGGAAGCCCAAGACGTCCTGGTAGCGCCGGCATCCTCACCGGCTCCGTTGTCGTCGCAAGCCCACAAGAGCCGGCTGGAAGCCGGCGCTACCAGTGAAGCCAACCGATCAGCGGGAGACGCCGAGCTCGATACAAACAATGAACTGGACCGCTCGGCGCACGACGCAGTCCGAAGCACTAGTCACCGGTCACCCGTGACGAGTCACCCGTCATCCGAGCCGCCGCGGTGGCTGGCCGAACGCATGGCTGATCCGCAGGCTGGAGCTGAAGCGCGCGAACTCTGGAATGGCGTTGAGCAATCGCGGCAAGAAGCCGCCGCCTTCCGCGAAGTGTTCGCGAAACCCGAAGACGCCCGTGCGGCTGCGCAACGCTCACGCCTGCTCGACGACATCGATCGTGCCTACTTCACAGGCGACTCGTCGCAGCGTGCGCAACTCGCCGCGTCAATGTTGCGCGAAGATCCCGCCGCCTTCCGCGAGATGGTCTTCGCCGGCCTGCGCGCGCTGGAAGAAACAGGGAAGTCGGGAGCTACAAATAATTTCGCCCGGCAATCGCCAAACACTGTAGGGGCGGGGCTTGTTCATGCTGAGCCTCGAAGCGCCCCGCCCACCGACGCCCGCGCCGCGGATCGACCGGGCGGAGCAAGCTCCGCCCCTACAAACGCAGATGCCGATGTTGCGACCCATTACGCCGCTTTCGAGCGAGCCGCGAACGAAGACTTGGAGCGCACCGTCGGAAGCGCCATCGAGCGCACGCTCGACCAAGCCTTACCCCACGGCAATCGCGCCGACAACGGCGCGATGCGCAGTCGTCTCGCCGCCACGGTTCGCCAGGACATCGAGAAAGCGCTGCAAGGCGATCGGCAGCTCGGCGAGCAAGTCGCGCAAGTCTTATCCGCTCGCCGCCTGGACAGCAACGCCCGCGCCCAAATTGTTCGCCTGATCGGCGATCGCGCCCAGCAACTCGTTCCCGGCACCGCAAAACGTGTATTGGGCGAGTGGACCCAAACCACGCTGGATTCTCATCGCGGCCGCACCAACCGCATCGAGACGGCCGCCGCCAGGCGCGACGTAGCAACGGCAAGTCCCGAGTCGCGAACCGTGTCCTCAACTGCCAACTCGGCACGTTCGACCCAGACTCAAAATCAGAATCGCCAGCGAGACAACCGATCCTCGGCGCAAGCGAGCGCTTCCCACGGCCGCAAGGTCGACTATCGCAGATTCAGTGACGAACAGATTCTCGATTCATAAGTTCTCGCGGCAGATCGGACTAGGAGCGCCGGGGGATGCAAGCAGAGAAACGCTATTCGGCAGACGCTTTGGACCAGAAGTCGCTGGAAGTCAGGACCGGAACGATTTCAAAATCGATCAGATCCTCCCAGCGATTGACCCACGCTCTCAACAATTCCTGGTGCGGCGCTTCAACGATTTGAAAACAGCGCGCCCCGGTCGAGTCCATCCAACTCGCGTGGTACACGATGTCGTCCGGCATCATGCGCCCGTTTCGCCGGAAACGTTCGCCGACCAGCTTGGGGTCGCCATGTTTGAAGCGTTCGATGACCATGAACAGCATGGGCAGGAGTCTACACGAATTCGCCCGCAGCCTTGATGCAACCCGCGGTGCCGGCCATCGCCGACTGACCCAGCGATCAAGTTTCAATTTTAATAGGCCCGAAATACGGAACTCGAAAATCGAAACTTGCCCGCCGTCGGCGATTGTCGAGATTCGATTTTCGAGTTTCGATGTAATCCATCGACCACTAATCGTCGGCCGCTCGCGGCCACGCAATCTTGTCGGCCGCTTTGCGGTCGCGCATCCTAAGGAGAAAAAATAATGCCAGCACAAGCGAACGCGAATGTGATCGCGCTGCAGCTCGAGAAGGTGCGCGACAAAGTGCCCCTGCTCTACGAGCGCGACGACATTCTGCTCACCATGATCCAGCAGCGCGGCGACGTCGAGAAGGTTTCCAGCCGCAACATGCGCCTGCCCCTGCAGGTCAATCCCGGAGGCAAAGCCGGTTCATATAACGCCGACGGCGGTGATCTCGGCCGCGGCTCCGGCACTCAGTACGACGTCGCGCAGGTCTCGCCGATCTTCTTCCGCTTCGCGATTGAAATCACGAAGCTGGTGGAATACGCGACCACCGGCCGCGACCGCGCCATCGAAAACGCCGCCAAGCGCGAAGTCGCCAACGGCATGAAGCAATTCCGCTCGTTCCTCGACAAGCTGATGCAGACCGCCGGAAACGGCGTGCTCGGCACCATCAACACCGTTGCCAGCAGCACGTTTACGATGACCGTTCCGAACGGCGCCGCGTTGGTCTACCCTGGTCAGACCATTCAGATTTACGACACCACCCTCACCACCAACCGCAACGTGGCCGCCGGCGTCACCACCACGGTGCTCACCGCTGATCCCATCACTACGCAGCAAATTACCGTGGACAACGTGCCTACCGGAACCGTGGCCACCGATGTGATCGTGCACGACGGCCTCACCGGTGCGCAGCCGGTCTCGCTGTTCGGCATCAAGTATCATCAGAACAACGCAACCACCGGCACGTGGCTCAACCTAAATCGCGCCACCTACCCGGTCCAGTTGCAGACGCCGCGCGTGAACGCCGGCAACGCCGCGCTCACGCCATCGAACGTGCGTCTCGCGATCAACAAAGTCCGCAAATCCCTGGGCATCAATCACATTTCCAAGCTGATCGCCTACATGGCCGTCGAGCAGGAACACGCCTGGGAAAATCTCGGCATCACCGTCAGCCAGATCATCAAAGAGGGCGGCGAAACCGACGGCAATGACCTGGATCTGCTCTTCAGTGGCCGCAAAACCATGAGCGGCATCCCAATCAAGTCCAGCGTTAACGCCGACCAGACCCGCGTCGATTTCCTCGACCTCTCCCACTGGGGACGCGCCGTGCTCAAGGACATCGACTTTTACGAAGTCAACGGCAACACGGTGTTCCCGATCTACGGCGCCAGCGGCGGCCTCGCAGCCAGCTACATCTTCTACTTCGACACCGCGTTCCAAGTGTGGGATGACTCGCCGCGCACCGGCGCGTTCATCGACACGCTCGCTCGCCCATCCGGCTACTAGAACCAGTGTGGCGAAAGCGTTGTAGGGGCGCAGCACCGCTGGGCCCCACAACCCCCTCAACGGATTCACGGTGAATTTGTGATTCGCAAGAGCTTCACTACCACTCCGCATAGAAGGCGGCGAACCCACACGCGGCCGTGTCCCAAACGCGCCGCGCGAACTTCGCCGCCTCCTTCCCCACCAATCGGAGGGTCACGAAATCACCACCAGCGCGTGCAAATTCTCAGAGAAATGCACGACACGCCTGAATCCGTAACGCGCTCGCTGGAACTAGCCGGCGGGAAAAATCCGTTTGGCGATCCGAACTATCGCGCGGTCTGGGGATGGAATCGCTTGGCATGGATCGGCGGCAAGTTCGAGGAGCACGATCCCGCAACAGGCTCGCTGCTTCGCGAAGTTGTGGAGCTGCGCCAGGAGCCGAAATACCCGGCGGTCAATCGCTGGCACATCGAGAAATGGCTGCCGGCGGAGGCGTACGGTTCACCTCGGGCGTGGTACGCGCAAACGATTGAGGTAGCGAACGGCCGCAGCATCCCGGCGCTCGGTCCGTATCCCTCGCGAGGCGAGTACGAACACTGCCTCACGCTGGAAAACGCGAAGGGTCAGTTCGTTCAGCTGACGGCGACCGCCGCGGAACACATCGCCCGCGCCATCGAGTGGTCGCGCAACTATCCCAGATCGATATCACGCCGATCGCTGTACGAAAGGGAAGCCCGAGCAGAGCGCGCGTCCGACGAGACGTCCTACGACATCCTCGACGACGCCGTCCCCGCGTTCCACAAACAACCATTCATCACCGTCGTGTAGCCGCGGTCTCCAAGACCGCGGGGTTTAGAGCC